AGATGACACCTGGCGGGTTGTTGTACGAGCATTATACTCGCGGTTGGCAACAGGAAAAGCAAAAGTTACGCATAGCGCGTCAGCCGCATCCGGCGACGACAGCCCGCGTGACTTCATATCCTTCTTAGACTCCAAGAAAATCGTTCCTTTTGAGTCCGGCTTCATAATTGGCGATATTAAGTCCGTTTTTAGTGTGCGGTCTAGTGGAATACTTGCTTCTTTCAACCAATTTCGCATTTCACCCCACATCTGCGCTCGCATATTGCCGTACATCAGCGGGTTTTTAGACTTATTACCGAAGTTTACACCCCGAATCTTGTACCGTTGCTCTTTCAGCCTGTCCACAATACCGCCACCCACGCCGCCCTCGTCGATCACGACCAGTGTTGGCTTGTATTCTTCGATCGCGTCGATCACTTGGCCCACCACCGTCATGGTGTCGTCGCCCCGATAGCGCCTAATCTCGACAATATCGCGCCCTTGGCGCACCACGATGACGGTTGCGTCAGCCCCGAACCGCGCCGGATCGACACCAATCACAATCGGCGCCGACAAATCCTTATACTTAAGCCGTTTCATTGCGTCGTCCACAATGCCTGACGAGATGAACTGATCATCGCCAGCCGATGGGAACTCACCGTACACCTCAACGTGCGCTTGGCTAGAGTCTGGGCCGTATTCGTCAATAATCTGCTGGTACACCTGCTTGTCAGTACCTTCTACAGTCCTGGCGTCCACTACTTTAGTTTTCCAGAACGCCCGTTTGGCGTTAAAACACTCGTAAAAGTACCCCGTATTGCGTCGTGGGTTAGAAAAACAGCACCAGAAACGATTTGGTGTGTTTTCCGTAAAAAAACCAGACGTCACCGCCCAGATGGCGTCATCAATACCCGACGCTTCATCAAAGATGACCAGCACACCGTCGTAGTTATGCACACCCGCGTAGGCGTCAGGATTCTCTGCCGACCACAACCGGCCTTCAACGCCCCAGTAACGCGTGCCTTTCTTCAGATCACGTTCGACCAACTCAGTCAGCCATTTAGCTGGCATGAGTCTTGTCGCCGACACTTCAAACCAATGGCTGTTGATCGACATCGCCAGCCATTTAGTAATCTCAGCCCAAGTAACCGAGCGTAGCTGACTCTCGCTGTTGGCCGAGATGATGGTCGTAGACCCAATGCGGGTCGACAGCATCCAGATCGTAATCCAGCTAACCAATGCAGACTTACCAATACCACGGCCTGACGAGATTGCCAAGCGCAGCGTATCGAAGTCAATCTTGCCTTGGTTGCTCTTAATCTGATCGGCTATAAGCAGGAGGATGTCTCGTTGCCATTTGCGCGGGCCAGCGAAGTTCTCCAGCGGTGTGCCTTTAACGCCCCACGGGAACACATATAGAACGAACGCTAATGGATTGTCTTTAATCTGTGCCGACCAAAGCCGGCTCATTAACGCTTGTTCTTCGTCTGGCGAGTAGATGGTTGTTTGCACTATTTACCTACAAATGCGTTTTTAGGCGCGGGTAATAAATTATTTAATTGGATGCGTACATCGCGGCCTTGCCCAGGTGGAACAACAGTGCCTGCGTATCTACGCAATAAATTATACGCGCCGCCGCTAGTCCCGCCATCAATAGGCAGCGTAATTAAATCTTCGGCGTAGGGTATTACAGGTGTTGCGTCTTTGTTGGTCAGGATTGATTTATAAGGATTAAAATCATATTTATCAGTTGCTACAAATTGTTTTGTTTTAGGGTCAATACCATAGTTAAAACGCCCTAAAAGCGTAGCCAAAGAATCATACGGATTTGACCCGCTTAATATGTTGCGGGCTACCATGGGGTCTGTAAATTTATTGTAATCTTCGTATTGTATATTTGGTTTAACCGAAAAAGGTGTTCCTTCACCGTTGCCGATGCCAGCTAATGTAAGCGCAACATTTCTGTGGTATTCAGGTTTACCATGCGCCATGTCTAAAAATTCAGGCGTTAAATTTCCGCTTAAATAACCATCGATAATTTTTCTGTCGGTTCTTAATTGTTTTTCATAATCTGCATTTATTCGCCCTTCTTTACGTTTAGTTTTACCCGCAGATTCATGTTCGCTTAACGTACGGTCGATATAATTTTTGTATTGCGTTGCCGGTTTTTGCAAATTTGAATATTTACTTCTAATTAAATTGTTTAATGCGTCTAACTCAGCGGGGCGCAAAGCATTTTCAGTTATTGGTTCTTTTGACTTATCAACCAAAGTTTCTAATAATACGCGTCGGTTAGACGGCATAGTTTTTCTATCGCTTAACGCATCGTACGCACGTAACGCAGCGGCAGTTAATCCAGTACCGAATTCTGACATTGCCTATTCTCCAAGACATTTATTTCAGTAAATTGACCTTCAATGACACGCTTCTGCGCATCTTCGAGCGCCTGCGTGATGCTGATGTTGTGTACGTTGACCGCGATCTCTTGTTTGGCCGTCCAGCCGTGGCTGTGCTGAAGGATAGCCAGCGCCGCCTTAGCGTCGCCCGCACGCGCTGCTTCGCGTAGCTGTGATGACGCCTCAATCTCAGAGTCAGCGCGCCCCTTCTGCGCGGCCAGTTCGGCCATAGGGTCTAGCTGGCAGAGTTGGCGGTACTCGATAGGCAACATGCCAGCAGCTAACGCCAATGCGTCGCCTTTAAGACCAAGCGCGGCAGCGTCGTAGATGGACTGGAGGCGCGCCTCAGTCGCTTTAACGTCCCGCACAGCAAGTGGTAGTGAGAAGATCATAGTTATTGCCGGTTACGATTATCCGGCGCGCATGTCGATGCTACACATGGGCCTGCGCCGACTTATATGCGTGCGAGTATATACTAAAAAAAATAAAAATTGTTCGTGAACGCACCCAGCCATACACACACTGGCCGCAGGCCCCCTTCCCCCCTCGATAGCAAAAAGCAAACAGCAAAAACCTAGCGGTCAGAAACTATACTGATCAGTCAGAAACTATACGGTGCAGTTTATTACTGAACGGTACAGTCAGAAAATATACTGATCAGTCAGAAACTATACGGTACAGATTATTACTGAACGGTACAGTTTTTTTGTTGGCGGGTGCGAAGCTTGTAGGCTTGTAGGTATGTATGGTTTTGCTGAATGTAAGTATGTGTAAGCGAATGACCGACATTTGGCTTACAGCGAAAATTGCGGGCGCGCCAGCAAGTTTGTAAGCCAAATAAACGACGTACAAAAACCGGCGGGGGAAAATTGCGCGGGGGTTTGCGCGGGCGCTTTTGCTTAAGAATTTAAGTGTTATTAAAAAGCTACGTAAGTCATGTCGGTCAAATTGTCATGCGATTTAAATCGCTGGAAGCGCGGTGAAAGCGCGCCCATATCCTACAATGTTGCTATATAACTAACAGATATATAATTTTTTAATGTAAACTAAATATATGACAATCTGACCTACAAAAGACTAAAACCTATATGCAGCAAGGCTTTCCGCGTATGTCAAGCACCCTTGTTTCTTGACCCACGTTTGACATATCTGACTTACATTAACTAATTCGCCAGACGCGAATTCCATTTTCAAGCGAACGCACGACAATTTTCCATTTTTTAGCATTTGCAGCGCGATAAGCTGCGCTTCGTGTCCGAGCGCGCTCACTATCGGGACAAATATGCAAAACAGATTCGCCAGGCATCAGTTTTACGAACGGGTAAGTATTGTATCTGGCGTTTGGGATTGGTACGTTTAAATCCATGTTGTTCTCCTAGTTAGTAAGCGTAATTACTTACGGACTAACTATAACTTACATATGCGCATCTGTACACCGCAAATAATTGTAAAGAAATAGTTGACATCCATAATTGATATGTGAAATAATCTTTTACATACCAACCGCAAAGGAGAACCAAATGTTTGCCCATATCTTCAAAGCCCGTCAAAAAGGCATGTTTGAACTAATCATTAGTCGCAGCGCAGCAGTGTCCTACGATCAAGTAATTAGTTCTAATCTGTACGCAAGCAAAGTAGAAGCGAAGAAAGCAGCGAAAGCAGCAAACGCAACCCCACACAACTATTAAGAGGAGCGCCCGCGAAAGCGGGCGGATAAAAAATGTCAACACAATTGCGTTTTGAAGTTTGGGTATCGGATACCGGCGAAGCGTCGCATTGGAAATTAACGCGGCATGGCGTATTTGAATCTAAAGAAATTGCGTTAATGCGCGCCGATGAGTTATCCGCGTTTAACGCGTCCGTATGCGTCGAACAGTGGGACGCGGGCCGTAATGTCTACTTATCTACTATTAAGGAAATAAACAAATGAAACAGACTATTGGCGTTACACAATTTCATCAAGCGTTTTATACAGCGGACCGCGCAAAGCAGTTTTCATGGGAAGCGTTGAACATCCTTTATGATTATTTTGAGGAGTGCGATCCCGATATGGATTTAGACGTTATCGCCATCTGTTGCGAATACGCTGAATCGACACCGGAAGACTTTTGTAAGCAATACGGTATCGACACCGATGGACTAGACGAAAATACTATGTTTGATGCCGCCGTTGAATATGCGCAGGAAAACACTACGCTTGTCGGCACTACTGTGGACGGCTGCTTGATCTACGATCAGGAATTCTGATCATGTGGGACAAGATACTTCAATTAGCTTTTGTGCTAGTCATTACAATCTGGGCGTTTTACGCGTTTATAGAGGAGCTGTGCCAATGAAAACAAAAGAACTAACAGGCGCAGCATTGGATTGGGCTGTGGCTAAGGCAGAGGGAGGATATAAACCTGTGGCAGTACCGGCATACTCCACTAACTGGGCGCAAGGCGGGCCGATCATTGAGCGTGAGGAAATACACTTAGTGCCAGGATATAGCTGGGAAGCCATTAAAGAGATAGATGTGCAAGGCGACACAGAACACGTTATAGCACACGGCCCAGCACCACTAGTGGCAGCAATGCGCTGCTATGTAGCCAGCAAACTGGGCGATGACGTTCAACTACCGGAGGTGATTAAATGAAAAAGCCACATATACATGCCGAAGCGATTAAAGCGTGGGCCGACGGCGAAATAATTCAGTGCAAAAGCGGCTACGCATGGTGGACTGACAATAACCCTATTTGGGACGTTGACAGCGAGTATCGTATTAAGCCGGAACCGAAGCCTGACGTTGTGCGGTATTACATTTCCAGAATTGATAAAGTACACGTATATAGCGTAAATGAAAGTGTAGAGCGGGCAAATGTAAAATTGACATTCAACGTCGAGACCGGCGCGCTTAAATCAGCGGAGGTGATCAAATGCTAAGCCTGTGCTGGCCGCAACACTTGGCCGCGTTTGAATATGGGCCGTTTATCTGTTTTCTTGAGCACGACGATGGCGCTTGGCTCGTCAATGCTTACGCGGGCGGGGTTGATGTGGTGGACTATTTGGCTGATGACGTTATACGGAAAATCGAATGTACATTTTTATCCTCACGGCCATAATTTTGATTATACTGGGCCTGTAGCTCCTCTCCGGCTGTACTTGGCCCGCCTCATCAGCGGGCCTTTTTTATGCCTTTACTTTACTATTCTCATCGGCGCAGGTGTTTCTTCGACGGCCCGACGCAAGTCTGATTTAGACATGCCTGCCATATCAGGGGCGCAAAACAGGTGTTTCTTAGACTTAAATTCACGCGACGCTATCCGGCCCAGGTCTTTCCATCCGGCCTCCTTCAAGGCGTGTAACAACGCAGCTTGAACGACGCGTGTGCCTTGCGGCGCGCCACCTTGTAACTTGTCGCATATCGAATAAAACGGCGCGGCCACCACGCCAGCGGCAAATTCGCCTAAACGATTCTCGATCATCTCGACTAAGAACGATTCGGCGGTACTGCGGCCATGTTCTACCATAATAATTTTCGCTTCAGTCAACGGTGGGCTTGCGCCTGGGTTAAACGCCGACACATCACGCTGCATGAGCCAATCAGCGGCCACAGCCAGACCACCGGCGTTATACCATGCCCAAATTGCTTGGCCTTCCTCGTCGCTCATTCGGCCAGCGTCGGAATAGGTCACAAACCATCGGCGGTCATCGGACGGTAGCGACAATGGCACGCGCTCGTTAGAGAACGCGAGAACGAAGATGCGGTTTAACGCGTCATACGGGTGCATACCCTTACGGTTTACTGACAAAAATTCAGGCGGTGCGGCAATGATCGGCTTCAGGTGATTCTCAAGCGCGCGCCGGTCTTTCGCTTCACTTTGGCGCAGTTCCTCGAACACCATTACTTCAGACTCGAAAGCATAGCCCCATTGGGACTGAATTTCTTCATTGCGGACAATCGACACGTTCGCCAGCGATTCGCCACCGATACCCCATAGGAACGGTTGCCACATGGTGTCTTTGCCTGAGCCTGGGTGTCCGATGTGCAAAACGGCATGGTTAATCTTGCGATTCGGATTTTGAAGTTTATAAGCCATGACGTTCAAAACATGCTCGCGCTCTTTATCGTCAGGGATCATTCGTTCAACGTGAGCAAGCCACACCGATGCGTCGCCCGCCCGCGTCTCTGGCCGCTGGTCAATCCAGCGATTGCCGTATGCTTGGCCTTCACGCGACACTAGCACTGACTCGCCTGCTGCATAGGTAATACCGGCCAATGCGTAGGCTCCGGACGCTTGACGATTTTCGTCATAACAGACTGACGCTTCGATCCGACGCTGAGTTTTGCTCGGGTGAATCGAAAAGCAAGCCACATGCCGGAACAAGGCGTTAAACGTAGAACGGCTTAACTCGCGCCGGTCGGCCATATCGAAATAGTTATCGTCCTGCTGGATATAAGCGAACCGCTTAAACCAATCGGCCTTTTCAACACGGTCAAGCTGACGTTTTTCTACTTTGGCGATCTCTTTAGCGGCCACGTCGGGATATTCGATTGTGGGCGTAAGTTTAGACAGGGCCGATTCCATTGCGGTAGCCAGCAAATCATCGCGCAGGCCAGGCGTATGCTTCGGACCACCCTGTAAGCCTACCCATTCAAGAAAAAGTGCGGAATCAAAATCAATACAATGCGAATGCAAGCAGCAATAGGCGCGATTCGCTGGGTTGTACCGGCCCTCTGGGTTGCCATCGGTATGGGCGGCGTTGTTCGGGCAGATAACACCGGCCCACCCTTCGCCGTTCGGCTTCGATAAGACCATACCCTGCTCGGACAACCACTTAATAACATCATCCGCGCCATCATCTGACAAGCGGATAGGACGCATGGTCAGGCTATCGGCCTCTGCTGGCGTGACGTTTAAAGCGGTGCATATCTCTGGCAGCGTGTACTCACGCTCTGGATGAAACTCAACAAGGCGTGATTTAAAACCATCGCGGCCAGGCTTCAGATTGACTGAGCCAGGCAAACGGAAATTTCGAACCGGATTACATGCGCCTGGGTCAGTATAGCCCGCGTCGGCAATAGCGCGGATCGCGGCGCTGAATTCGGCTTTTGTCGGCTGATCTGAAAAAGCATAGCCCCATTGAAACGAACCTGGCGACGTTTCCATTATCCAAGTGGGCGACAATGGCGGCGTGCGTGACTTCGTGCCAATGTCGTCCAGCATCATCACAAGAACGTACTCGCTGTTCGTTGCTGACGCTGACACACGGCCATTCTCGAAACGGTCAATGATAAAAGACGCAGTGTTCGCGTACCATGACTGGCCGTCTTGCATCTTGTGCGTTGGCAGGTACGCGGGCCATGTGCATTTGATCGTGCCATCGGCGTGAACGGCGTTACCCTGTGGCTTTTGTTTAACTATTAACGCAGTCTCACCCTCCGGAGCGAGTTTTGTTATAAACTCTAGGAATTCCATTTTTATTTTGCTTTCGTAGTGAATAAGCCGCCTTGCAGGGCGGCTTTTTTTATTTGAAACGGGTAGAGACTTCAACGCCAATCTTCAGCGGTAAATCACTAGCCCATGCTGGTGCGGTATACATCACATCTTGCAAACGCTGCTTTGCTGCTTCGGTTTCTTCTTCTGGCACTTCTAAAACAATCTCATCATGCACATGCAACACGACGGCATCAAGCTGGCGCAGCGAATGGCGCAGTAGGTCGTTAGCGGTGGCCTGCGTGACGTTCTCGCACGCTAAACCACGCCACAAACGGCCACGCGGCCATTCTTTTGCATCGGCCTTGGGCTTCCATGATGCTTTGGCGTAGCTGACACCTTCCGGTTCTAATCTTGCGAACGGATAGCATAACACGCGGCCTGACGGTAACGCGTACCATAATGTCTGACCATCGAATAAATAGGTCACACGGCCAGCACTAAACTCACGTCCAACGTTGCGCATAGCCCGCGTGTACGCTTCTTCTAACGCCTGACCATGTTCGATTGCCCATGTGTTGGCGCGTCGCCATGCGTTAACAGCGCGCTTAACGTCGGCCTCTGGCAAGTGAACGCCGTACACGCGGCCAAAGGTCGAGAACGCGCCAGCACCACCTAGAAAACCAAGGGCCAGCTCTTGCACTTTGCCAATCTGACGCTTGGCGGCGTTGCCGGATGTGTATTCGGCTTCGACTGCTGCGTAAGACATATTGTAAGTGGCGGCGGCGTTGACAATGTAAGGGTCCAAGTCTTGCCGAAACGCGTCTAATTTCTTCTCACCGGATGCACAATTCGATAACCACGGATGTACACGGCCTTCAATAGCAGACCAGTCAGCACCGACGAACACGTGCCCAGGCTTAGCAACTAACGCTGGCCGGAGCATACCCTTCAAAACATCGGTTACTCGTTTTCCGAACTTAGGTGTGATTTCATGACCCCGTACCATAGCCTGCCGTACGTCGTCTGGAAGTTTTGCGCATAGGCGTGTGAAGTTATGGACTTGCGCGCCGTAACTGCTGGCTCGGCCTGTGGCTGATCCACCGGCAAAGACGAACGCGCCGCGAACCCTCGCATCATCCTCGTCTGCCAGTTGAGATAGTCGATTAAACTTTGCGACTGAACTGGCCCACAGGTCGTCAGCACATTGGATAACATCGGCAACATGTCCTGGGATTTCTTCATGGTCATCCATCGCAAGTAAGTTAGCGCGAACGGCTTTATCGATGCTGTACTTTTCGCCGTTCCACATTAGTTTTTTGGCCTGCTCGCCGACGCGTGCCAATACCCATTCACGCATTTTTGGCGACCGCACCGATGTTATCTCGCCTTCGGTGACTTCGGCAACAATCTGCTGAATCTCAACCTTCTCATCTTCAGCGTATTCAATTGCTGCTTTGCACAATGGAATGTCAACCAGCACACCACGATCGTTAATGCGTTCGTTCACGTGATAGTCGGCCAGCTCTTGTGCGGATAGTTGGCGCATTGCCTTGCTGATCTCACGCATAGCACGAACGTCCTGCTCGCAATACTCGATCATCTCGACCATCAGCTTAGGATCGTCATTGAATGGCGGCACGCAAAGCAAACGAATTAGCTGCGCGCCACGGTGATCCTTGCGCATGTTGGCGCCAGAGAACCGGCCAACATCTTCAAGTGAACCAGGCGCACAGTTAGCACGCGCTTGTGCTGCGGTGCAATAGAATTGGGTAAGGTCAAACTTGACTTGCAGAACGTAGGAAAAGATTAGGCGTTCAAA